CCGACCCTGTTAGTACCCAAGAAGAGGACCCTAAGACGCGCGCGCCCGCGCGCGAGGCAGGCAAGATTTTAAGTTTTGGGAGGAAGAAGGAAGGCGCCACCCCACCTTCAGCGCCAGCACCCACAGCTACAACCAACGGTAGCACACCACCAGCGCCCCCGCCGGACGACTTCAATGCCTGGGTCGACGGACTTCCCCCGAAGCGGTCAATCCCCCTCGAGGTCGGGCAGGAGATCGTGCGCGGCGAGGTGCTGGCCGAGGAGGACAACCCGCCGGTCGATCCAGGCGTGGCGCTGGCGGTGCTGGGCGACCTGCACCGATCGCTCCGGATGCGCGCCTATCCCCCAAGAGCCGCCGCCCTGTCGCCCGATGAGCAAGCGGATGCCCTGTGTCCAAGACGGCCCCGGCCGCACTATCTGCCCGATGCGGTGCTGCACGCCGCACGGGCCAAACTCGCATCGGAAGCTGCTGCTAGGCGGGGGGTGTCATGAGCGTCTCAATCCAACGCAAACCTTGTCGCAGATGCAGCTTTCCCGCAGACATCCAGGCGTTCTTCCGGCAGAACCACAAGAAAACGCCGGTCGGTCAGGTATACTTGACCGAACGCGCGATCTGCATCGGCTGCGAACTCTCAGCCCGCAATGATCCGACTCCTGAGGCCAGGGCACTCCGGAAAGCCCGCAACAGCATCCAGCATCATGCCGAGAAGTGGAAAATGCGCGCCCCGGATTTTGCGAAGGAGTTCGGCTGGGACCCCGAGAGGATGGCGCATGACTTCCTGCACGCCAACGAGAACACGTGCGTCTACTGCTGGTTCCCATACGCCGATATGGGCCACGGCCTGGACGATCTGACGATCGATATCCTCGACCGCAACAAAGATCCACGCTACCGCACCAATGTCCGCGTCTGCTGTCGCACGTGCAACATGGAAAAAGCGACAATGGAGCCGGAACTCTGGGACCGCCGGCTGATCGAGTGGGCTTCCTGGCGCGCATGGATGAACAGGATCGTCGTCGACCCTTGGCACGGCCTGCCACTGTTCAGCAGCCTCGACACACCGAGGGCTGCCGCCGCCGCTATGCCAAGGCCGGACGTCAGGCGTGGCCCGCGGCTGATCGCCCCATGACCCCCCAACCCCTCCGCGACTTCCAGCTCGCCAACCTCATGGCCGAGATCGGACGCGACCTCTCCGACCGCCACCCCCACGACGTGCTGACGCTGGCAGGATTTTTGGCGACCAACGCGCTTCGATGCTGGACCCCGGAGGACCGCATCCCGATCGCCGCCGAGTGGACCGAGCACGTCCTCGCAACCGTCCGCGAAAGCCTCGGCTGACCATGCCGCTTGACGCCGCAGCCACGACGCGCGTAGCTACGCACCACCCGGACCCCCGGTGCTACAGCATTCGTTGGGCTTGCGTTTACACCCAGCCGCAGGCCGAACCCTGGGCCGAGGCCAACCTCCGCACCGCCGGCTACCGCGTCTGGTTCCCCACCCACGTCGTCCTCAGGCACGACCGCGTCACCCCAACCATCCGCCATCCCGTGATCACCCCACTCTTCCCGCGCTACGGCTTCATCGCCTTCGATCACCGCGACACCTCCTGGTCGCCCATCCGCAACACCCCAGGCGTCGTCGACCTCGTTCGATGCGGGACTTTGCCGGCATACACGAATGCGGCGGCTGTGGAGAGGCTACAGGCCGTCCAGGCGCTGGCCGCTACCCAACAGCCTAAAACCTCCCAATGGGCACCAGGCGACGCTGTGGCGCCCGCCACGGGGGCGTTCACCGGACACCCAGCCGTCATCCTCTCAGTCGAGCGGGGCATCGCCCAGATCTCCCTGCTCCTGTTCGGGGAATTGCGAACCGTTACGATCGGCGTCGAATGTCTCGGGGCGAGGGACGCCTAATCTCACAGCAGAGCCAAAACAGAACCAATGCCCACCAAGCTCTTTCAACCCGGACAGTCAGGTAACCCAGGAGGCCGCCCAAAGGGCATCGAAGCCCTGGCACGCGCGCACACGCCAGAAGCCATCGCGGCACTCGTCGATGCGTTGCGCTCGCCGAAAGAGCGCGTTTCCGCCGCTGTTGCCCTGCTCGATCGCGGCTGGGGTAAGCCGAAGATCACCATCGAGGGCGACCTCGACCTGATGCACAGCTACGTCCTGCGCGCACCAACACCCACCGAAAGCGCCGACGAATGGCTCAAGCTGCACGCACCATCCGACAGCAGGCGACTACTGACGACGGACGACTGATCGCGTGGGAACCCCAGCCAGGTCCGCAGTCCGCGTTCGTCGATTGCCCGATCTTTGAATGCTTCTTCGGTGGTGCCCGCGGTGGCGGTAAGACTGATGCGGTATTAGGCGAGTGGGCAATCCACGCAGACGAATACCGCGCCGATGCCATCGGCCTTATGATCCGCAGAACTCGCATAGAATTACTGGAAACTTTCGAACGTGCGCGCATCGTATATACAAAGCTGGGCGCGCAATTCACCAACAATCCGATGCGCGTTTCAATGCCAAACGGCGCTCGTCTGACGTTCGCATATCTCGAGCGTGATGCTGATGCAGAGCAATACCAAGGGCATAGCTACACACGTGTATACGTAGAGGAAGCCGGCAACTTTCCGTCGCCAGTGCCGATTATGAAACTCATGGCCACGTTGCGTAGTGGTGCCGGTGTTCCAGTTGCAATGCGCCTGACCGGCAACCCAGGTGGGCCTGGTCATCAATGGGTGCGCGCACGTTATATCGATCCAGCACCGTTAGGTTGGAAGGTGCTCACCGATGGCAGTGGACTCGAACGTATCTACATACCATCGCGAGTCAGCGACAACGTGTATCTCGGTCCCGACTACGTGCAGCGGCTGCGCGCGTCAGGCTCGCCAGAGCTGGTCCGCGCCTGGCTCGAGGGCGACTGGAGCGTCGTCAGCGGTGCGTTCTTCCCAGAGTTCAGCATGGACCGCCATGTCATTGCTCCCCGATCGCTGCCGGATCACTGGCCTCGTTTCCGCTCATTCGATTGGGGCAGCGCGCGTCCCTTCGCCTGCCACTGGTGGGCCGTGTCGGATGGCAGCATCGCCAGTATCGCCCGCGGTGCGCTGGTCAACTACCGCGAGTGGTACGGGATGAAGCCGGGCGAACCCAACGTGGGGCTGCGCATGACCGCCGAGGCCATCGCCGCAGGCATCAAGAGCCGCGAGGCCGACGACCCGCAGCTGATCACCGGCGTCGCCGATCCCGCCATGTTCGCCGAGGACGGCGGCCCGAGCATCGCGCACCGCATGATGGGACTGGGCGTCATCTTCCGCCCCGCCGACAACAAGCGCATCGCCGGGCGTGGCGCGATGGGCGGCTGGGATCAGGTGCGGGCGCGGCTCGAGGGCGACGCCGACGGACTGCCGATGCTGCTGCTGTTCAGCACCTCGCGCGATCTGATCCGCACCCTGCCCGCGCTGCAGCACGACGACGCGCGGCCGGAGGACGTGGACAGCGACATGGAAGACCACGCGCCGGACAGTTGTCGATACGCCTGTATGTCGCGGCCGTTCGTGCGCGATCTGGCGCCGAAGCCGGTTGTCGACACATGGAGCAGGGCTTTCGAGCGGGCCTCGCGCGCCGACGTGGACGCCTGGAGGGTGGCCTGAGACGTGTCCCAAAAGCGTTACGGCCGCAAATTCCGTTTATCGGACGGAACGACCACACCGGCATCGTCCAGACGAATCGGAAGATTGTCGAGGCGACGGAAACCACCCGATGTGCCGAACCCTATTCGTGCCGATCGGCGCGAACCAGCCAAGTGCACATTAGCAACATCAGTGGCTTAGCATGACCGACACCACCACCATGACCGGCGCGCAGTTCCGCCGCCACGTCGGTGCCGATCCGGAGAAGTGGGCCGCGGCGTTCCTCGCCGAATACGCCCGCGCTGACGGCCTCCGCACCGAGGCAGGGCGCCAGGGCTTCGTCATGGCCTGGTTTCGCGATGCAATGGAGGCTGCCGCGGCCGAGGCCGTCGGGCACGACACCGCAGCGGTAACAGCAGCTCAATGCCCGACAACCAGCTAGCCCCGCCCGACATGCCGTGGCTGTTCACCCGGCCGGGGCAGCCCAACGTACTCGGCCCGCCGATGCTGAACTACGCCGCACCACCCGATGCCGGTGGCCAGACGCTCGGCAGCGCCGTCGCCGACACCGGAGCGAACGCCTGGCAGTGGCTGCAGGACCAGCGCGCGGAGAGCGTGCGCCAGGGGCTGCTCGATCCCGACACCGGGCTGCCAACGCAGCAGGGCCTCGTTGACGCCGCCAGAGCCACCGCCGAGGGCGTCATGATGGGCAGCGCGGCACCGGGTGAGGTGGCCCCTAGCCTGCGCATCTCGACCCGGGTGCCTACCGCCGTCGGCACCGACGCTGCTGCGGTGCATGCCGGCAACGACCTGCAGATCAACACCGATGCCATTACCGGCACCACCGCTGAGCCAAAGGTGGCGGCCAAGCTGCAGGGCTACCCCGATGTGCTGCCGGCGCAGGCTGGACAGACCAACGCCGAGAGCATCGAGAACGCGATCCAGCACTTCACGGACAATCTGCGTTGGATCTACGACAACATGGACCCCGAGGTGCGCAGCCAGGCGGCTGGATGGTATGACGGTGCCCACAAGCTGACCGGTGCCATAGCAGACCAGTATGGCGTGCCGCACGAGGCGGTGGCGGGCATGACGGCAAGGCTAAGCCCCGGCACCGACTGGTATCAGAACGTATCGATGGCCAAACGCATACTGGATGTCCATGCCAACCCAGACGCAACACTCGCGTCTGAGCAACGGCCATTCATCCAGAGTTATATCGACGCACAGAAGAAGCCTGCGGCGCAGGCCTATCTGCAGGGCGAATATAACGGCATGGCTGGCACCAAATATGCCGACATGACCGACATGCAGCGGGCGATGTTCCAACGTAGCCTGGATGAGGCAAAAACTGCAGGCGACCCGACAAACGCCTACTATCCGGTGATCCACCCCACCGGCACCGAATTGGATGTTGCGCTGAACCCCAGCAAGACCGCGCCATCCTCGCTGGGTTGGCAGTCGCTCGACAACATTGCCGCTGCCAACAGCATTCTGCGCAACCCAGATCGCGCCAACATCAGCCAGCAGCTCGGGGGCGCCCACAAGATCCGTTCGTTCAACAACAACATCATCGAGCCAAATGCGCCACATGGTGACGTAACGGTGGACACCCACCAGATTGCCGCTGCCCACCTGCTGCCGATCGGCATCTCGGACCAGGTCGTTGAGCACGGCATGTCGGGACCACCCTACGCCAACCAGACCGGCTCCACTGGCCTCTATGGGGTCTACGCCGACGCGACAAGGCGACTTGCTGATCAGCTCAATGCGGAGAACCCAGGACTGAACATATTGCCGCGGC